AAATCTGTCATAGCTTGTAACCTTTCTTTTATTATTTGTTTTTCCTAATATAGGACAATAACTCAAAATATACAAGGGGTCAAATGAAATTTTTATTAATAATGCAGGTGTGTTCGGCCATGACGATGTCCTGTATGGATCCCATGGATGCTGGCGAATATAAAACCCATTTTGACTGTGCAACTGCAGGTTACCTCAATGCTATGGGTTTGACCAGAGAAGTTGGTGATGATATTGTTAATAGAGATAGAATCACAGTAAAGTTTGAATGCAAACCTGTAAGTTCAACTTAATTATTGTGGTGGTTTGTCACTACAAATATAACCAATAACATCTTTACCTTGATACTTGTGATAGTAGTGATTACCAAATACTAAACGTTTTTTTCTTTCTGTAACTTTTACATTGTGATGATACCAAGACTCACACGTATCTCCTGATACAACCTCAAAAGATTCCATCTTAATATCTCCAAGTGTTGTTAAAAATAACAACGTTATGACCGTAACTTTTTCAAACATTAACGCCCTTGGCCTTTGTAGGGTTTACGACGTGGAACTCTTTTGTTTAATCTTTTAGTGTGCCGACCTGGACGCTTTTTGGGTGTGCGTTTGTGATAATTATTGACACCAAACTTAGGAAGTTTCTTAGCCATCTTGTTCTTCGTTTTCTTCGTTTTGTCTCATTCTTTGAACAAAAGCTTTATCCTTGTCATCTAACCTTAAATATTTAATAGATCCATTAACATACTGCCTAGTTTCTTCGCCACAGTGTGTACACTTATAATAGTCAGTTACAATGGCAACTAACAAAGTATCTTCATCACAGTGTGGACAAACACCATGAACAGTATCGATGTAACCTATTCTAACCATGGTGTATACACTACCTTACCATCAACTCTTTGCGCTCTTAATGATTGGTTTCTATTACTGTTAGTAGAATACGAACAATGTATCCAACCCGAAGTTGGTTCGCCGTCACGGTAAAATTCTAATATGAGCTGGTCATACTCAAGTTCTGATCTAATGTATTTTGCTAATTCTTTGTTGTCTACACCAGGTATCTCAAAGTCTGCTGCAGCTGCACTGTCATCTGCCACGTGTTGACTGTTTACACTACTACCGATCTCTACACACAGCTGTGCGCATCGAAAGCCAGACGATATGATTAATGGTTTATCATAGTGTGATCTAATTGGCTGTAATACATTTGTGGCCAATGCTTTAAGGTTTTCTATTTGCTGTGGGTTAGGATTATTATTAATACCTTTACGTTCTGCAACTTGAGACTTCGTCAACTCATCAAGAGTTATGTTAGCTGTAAGTTTCATAATTTGTCGTTATCGTTTAACCCTACATAAATTACAACGCAAAGCAAGATAAAAGCTATAATAGTATTCACTGGTATAAAGGGTTCCATTATCCTAATATTTTAATTATTTTTTTTCGGTCCATGTATATCTCTGTTTGAGCTTTTACTTTTTTACAAGTAAATACAACTCGTTCAGGATTTACCTCGTTCTGCGCGATGCGCTTCGATTTTAAACAATCAGATAACGACGGTTTGTATACATGCTCTATCATGTTTCCGTTTAAAGTTAGAATGAGTGCGAATACAGTCTCTATCATGATACTACTTTACCTTTATTAGGCCCTTCTTTAATTCTATATTTATGTGTGCCCGTGCCATTAATCTCTACCTCTTTTTTGAGATCTTTAACATAGCTCATTTGTTTTGCTTTTTTCTCTTGATCAGAGATATAATCTAAAATTTTTCTAATGTTTCGATCCATTGCCATTCCTAATTATCTTTTCTACATCTTCAGTTAATTTTTCAGTTCTTTTCTTTAAAAATTCTATGTTAACGGCATTGTTTCTCATGCCCTTAATTTCTTCTTCTACATCCTCTAATAAACCACTAACGTGTTCTACAATCATAAAAAGTTCTGCTTCTCCTGCTGACTGACCTAACTCACCTCTTGGATACTTTATTCTAAACTCTGAGTTAGCCTCTAAATCTTTTGTTATCAACTCTATCTTTGTGCTATGTTGATTAAGCTTTTCATGAATACCAAAATAAGCCCACGTTCCAACCGCGATCATCGCGATCAGACTGGCAACCGTCTTCATCGGCATTTGCACGGCAGCGGACTCAGAAATTTTTAGGGCCATAAATTACCTGTTGAATCTAGACACGATCCAGTTCCAGACAGCTTTCATTTTGTCCCAAACTTTGCAACAAATATTTTTACATTTTTCAATCATGTTTCTTCTCCTCAATTTCGTAAAAGAAGTTATCCGTATCTTCGGTCTTCCATTTACTTGTGTTCTCTACGTTCCATTCAGATGTTTGCACTTTCCAATCTGGAATATTATCTTTCACTGTGAAGGATGGTATATCCCATATACATCTATTGTTTGGTTGTGCTGCATAGTTCCCATCATCGAGAGCTATGATGTGAGCGCATTTGTGCTCGTGCGGTATCTCTGAATGATCCGTATCTAGGATATTAGGCTCTGGATGAGCAAAGTCAACAGTAAATAAATATTTACCAGGATGCCATTTTTTATCTTTTCCTATGTATTTACCAGCTTGTGCTTCTAAAATATCCCAAGAATGAACAGAAGGATAATAACTGAAACAATTCCAAAGCTGAAGCTCGTCCAGTCTACGCCTAGGTACATCAGCAGGCTTAAAGCCACGTTGTATAAATGCTGTAATAGGTAGCCTGTAAAAAATTGCACCATTCTCCATAATCGCGTGAAAAAGAAGAGACTTGCCCGTAATGGAACTAATACCAAAGATGATACAATCTTCAACTTCACCATGATGACTTTTAAGATCATAAAGATATTCTCTCCTGATTTGTGCGTACTCTACTGGTATGTTTGCGTTTAAATAAGCCATAGTTATTCATAAATATCGCCCCAAGAATCTCCCACTTCATAGTCGACCTTGTTGGGAACTTTTAGACTAACAGCATTTTCCATAATATCAATTATTCTTTTTGCCTCTTCTTTATTTTTAACAGATATATCTAATTCATCATGAATTTGTATATGTGGAATAATACCTTCATTATATAAATCTAACATAGCTTTCTTTGTCATGTCAGCTGCAGATCCTTGTATTAATTTGTTTAATGCTTTGTATGTAAATGCTCTACGTATATGCTCTAATCTATATGTTGACACGGCTTCGCCAAACTCCATGGGTTTATGCATGCCAAAAGCTTTTGGTTCCCATTTATTAAATCTACACCTACGTCCTAATAATGTTCCGATAGAACCAGACTTTGATGCATAATTTTGAGTAGAGTTCATCAACTCTTTTACAAAAGGCACACTTTCATGGTATTGATTAAATAAATCTTCTGCCTCTTCTTTTGTTCCTAACCCTAATTCTGCTTGTAGCTTTGCTTTACCCATACCGTAGAAAAGACCCAAATTGATCGTCTTAGCTTGTGTTCTAGATATATTAGCCATATCAGCCACAGTTTGATGGAAATCTACATTGCCTTGATTAAATTTTTTTACAATCTCTACAACCGAGTTATCATTACACATGGGTACAGTGCTAGCTGCATAGTGTACAACAAGTCTTGGTTCTTGTTGACTATAATCAAAACAGCCCCACTTACATCCTTGTTCTGGTAAAAATAATTTACGAATCATAGGACCTAGATCTTTATTCCTCGCAGGAATCTGTTGTAAATTTGGATTAGAATAACTAAATCTGCCAGTAACGGTGCCACCCTGATCAGATCTTATCGGGTTTATATCTGCATGTATTCTGCCTTTGTATTGATGTTTTAATATTGTATCTATAAAAGTTGTGTGTGCCTTGTTTATTTCTCTAGCCTTTGCTATAATTTTAACTACAGGATTATTATGTGTGGAAAGGAAGTTTTTTGTAAATGAAGGTGACTGCGTTTTCTCGGTTCTGGCGTAAGGTAAAGACAGCTTGTCGAAAACTTTGGCGATTGATCTTGCTGCCCATATTTGAACATCTACTCCTGTTTTCTTTTTTACTTCTAATAGGATTGCTTCTTCCTGTGATAGTAACTCTTTCTTCAATTTGTGAGCACGTTCGACATCGACACGAACCCCTTTAAATTTCATTTCTATTAAGCACGGAAATAGTTGTGATTCTAAATCAAATATTTCTACGAGGTTTTGTTTTTGTATCTCTGTAGATAATCTCTTAAATAATTCTAATGTAAGATACGCATCTTGTTCTGCATAACTACCAACATACATTGCAGGTAATTTATATAATTCAGATTTAGGATCTATACCCCATGACTCTGCAGCATCTTTCAAAGCTTTTTCGTCTTTTGTTTTTCTAAGATAATCATACGATATACTATTCAAAGTATACCAAAGCCTGTTTTCATCAATTAAGGAAGCCATTAACATAGTATCCATGATATGTCCGTTAATTGGTATACCGTATGCTCTAATCCAACATACATCATACATTGCATTGTGAAATATTTTGTAAGAGTCTGTTGCACAAACTTTTTTAAACCACTCTAAAACAAGTCTTCTATCTAAGTTACCACCACCTTCGTGGGCAATAGGATAGTATCCTTTCCATCCTTCAACAGCCACAGCTATGCCTACAATCTCTCCTCTGCCTTGTATGGCACCAGATCCTCTTGCTTTTAAATCAGGGTCCTTTGTCTCTAAGTCAATAGCTATATACTTTGCACCTGATAAATCAGGAAACTCCTCTGGACAATCCCATTCAGTTTGAACTGTAAACATTATTTCTTTTTTGTATCTTTTAATTTTAGTATTTCTAATTCACAATAATGAATTATCTTCTCTAGATCTTCTATCTTATTTTTAGATAAATATCTACAGACATATTTCACAACACAGCCTTGAAAGAAGGAAAGATTATTTTTAGAAATAAACTCATACGGCTGTATGTGAAAATTTTTATAATGTGAACCTCCTACCTGCCTTGATTGTGGAAATGCTTTTTGTAGTCCATCTGGATCTGTCATACTATCGGTGCTCCTATGTTATATTGATATTCGTAATGCTGTGAGCATACGAATAAGTTTTCTTTTGCTCTTGTTACTCCTACGTACCACGTACGATGTTCTGGATCTGGATCATGTCTAGATGAATCATAGATAATTTTTTCTGTGTCTGTAAATAAAGCCACATTTTCTGCTTCGTCACCTTTTGCTCCATGTATTGTAGATAATCTAATTCTTGCTTTTGACATTAGGTCATCACCTGACTCTAGTAATTTTTTTATGTATAACTTACTTTGTTCTGGGAATCTTAATACTTCCCAGCTCCCCGCTGCTAGCAGCCCGTGGTGTTCTCTCAGTCCTTCTAAATTTATTGAGTCTATATCTTTTAGTGTCTTGCCACCAGCAAACCCTCTTTTTAAATGACCATCTTTTACGGTCAAATAATCCCAAAGATCTTCACAATCTTCTTGATTAACATATGCGCCTTGGTTTAAACGTGTCCAAACTCTATATGCGTTTAGCATTTTATTTGGCAGTAGCTCCTGCGATTTAGCTTCAAATCTATAACTCATTCTGTATAAATGATCACGTATTGGTTCTAACATTTTATTTGTGCGAGTCAATACCAACCACTGATCTCTATGTAGAGGTAACTCCGTAAAACGCGCGTTCATAGTTACAGATCCTTCACGATCTGTAGGTATCCACTTCTTTTCTAAACGTTGACCCATGTACGGAAATATACTTGTAGCTAATTTGTGTACAGCCCTAGGAACTCTAACAGATTGTATTTGTGGATCAAACTCACCTTCTAACTCTATAAATATTTTAGCTGAGGCCCCTTGAAAAGAATATATTGTTTGATCATCATCCCCTGCAATGTATGAACGAGCACACTTACTTTCTATGTAAAAGAACATGTCCCATTGCAGAGGA